ATAAGTTCTGATCCACCTAATACGCCTTTTTGATCTTTCATTTTTAATTTTGTAGCTCTAGCACCTGTTCTCGGTTCGTGAAATACTGGCTTAGATGTCTTGTCACTACATTTTAAAAAATAAAAACCTGATACGTGTTGATTCCAATGTACGTGTGCTGAATGATGACCACCACCTTTTTTTGCAAACTCTTGTACCCACATCTCACTAAACATAGTTGTGTACTGTTGCATATCAAAACCTTGATGATCTAAATATTCCCAAGACTTTTGACCAATGTAATTTCTAAAATCTAAAAAATTATTGTCAGCTGTTAGTGGTGTTGAATGATAACTTCTTCCAAAGTCACCAAACTTTTTTATATGTGCTTTAGCTTCAGGAAAAGTTTTAGCAGCTTTAATATATTTGTTAGATGCTTTAGTTAAAGATTTTAAAAACTCTGGTTTTTGTTCAGACCAAATAGTTGTGTTAAAGTAATTATTTATATACATATTATTTAAATGGTTTTCCTAAATGCCAAACAACAAGACTATATCTTGTGCCTGATGTTACGGGTTTAACTCTATGCCATACAAAAGAAGGAAACACAATAATAGATCCTTTAGGTAAAATCTCTTTTGCTCTTTTTAAATGTTTATCTTCATCTCTCATATGTGGATCGTAGTTTCTAAAATCAAATTCTAACTCACCACCTTTATATTCTGAACCATCTGTTAATTGACAAGTCATAGATAGTTTTCTAATTCTGCCGTGCTCTGGATGATTAGGATCTTTTCTGTCATAAACTTTATCCCAACTATCACAATGCCAATCATAATATTGATTGTGTTTATATTTTGTAAACTGACAAGATTCAGATCTTTCCCAATCAAAGTTCCAACCAGCATTTTTATTAGCCATATGAACGTATGGATGTAATTCTTTATATATCCAAGTATCATTTAACCATACTAGATCAGAGTTTCTTTTTCTTTTTAAATCTTTTATTTCTTCTTTTTTTAATTTTCTATCTCCATATCCACCAGTTAAAGCCATTACTTCTTCTTGTTGATTAGCATAAGCTATTACATCATCACAAAACTTTGGTGTAAGTGCTGCAGGAAAATGCCAAAAGTAATTAGATATATTCATAAGTTATTGTTTGTATAAAGTTTAATGAATCTTTTTGATTGTTAGTTAGGTAATACATATTAGTTGATGGAAACATTATGAACATATTATTTTTAAGTTCTATATCCCAACTTCTTCCTTTACGTCTGTTGTCTTCAAAGTGTATTCGAACATTACAATCTTTTACTTTTACACCATAGAGTAATGTAAAGTCTGGAGAGTTTCGTAAATCTACTGGATCAATATTTAATAAAGGTAAAGATACTTGATGAGGTTTATAAATATTACCCCAAGTTTTTTTATTAATTAAATTAATATTATGTTCAACACCAATAAAGTCTCTCATATATGTGTTTAACATATCCCAAGTTCTTGAAAATGGAAATTCTTTAGAGTTAAAAGTAGATTGTAAAATATCGTTGGTAAGTTTTTCTTGGTCTATCTCAAAACCTTTCGGCATATCGACATCACCATAATATAGAGCTTGTTCACTTAAAACTTTCTTGTTCATACCTACCACCATAGATAATAAATTTAAGTTAAATTGTCAAGTATTAAGAAACGATTGGAGTAGTAACTAAATCCCAAGATTGACCAGATTCATTCCAATCATAATGGTATCTATTATCTACATCTGCTGTTTGTTCAGCTGTTAATGCTGGAGCATCACCAATAGGTGATTTCCAAGAAGCTGATTCAATATGTTTTACCCAAGATGTATAAGGTTTTTTAGACCAAAATATATTATCATCTTCATCCCAAGTACAACCTATACCTGCGTAGTTTCCTCTAAATGCTTTAGAGTTATCACCTGATGAATGTGTATTAGATGTTGTATTGTAAGATGTTTGAATCCACATTTGTGCAGGCCAATTATTATGTGTCTCTAAATATTGTTGTCCTACTGTTTCATCTTCAACGCCATCAGCGTTTAACATATCACCATTATTCAAAGTAAGTACCTGAATAACTTTTCCGTTTGATCCTAGTTTTGCAAAATGTGCCATAATTATCTCCTTATATCTTATTTGTTGTTGTTAGTAAATACATATTAATTATTGAAATTTGTATCTTATTATTACCACACCTGATCCACCTGCTGCTACACAATCTGCACCACCACCACCACCTGTGTTAGCTGTTCCTGCAGTACCATAAGTACCACCTCCATCTCTAGCACTTGCGGCACCTGGTTGTGGACCTGCTCCTGCTCCTGGTCCTCCACCACCACCTCCTGCTCTTCCTACTGAAGAGCCTGTAATTGTATTTGTTGCACCTACACCACCTGCTCTTACAGAACCTGCTGCCGTTGCTCCACCACCTGCACCACCCCATTGAGCAGCAGTGACTGTTACTCCACCAGTTCCTTGAGGTGGACTAACTGGAGGTGTATTTCCTGAACCTGCAGATCTGCCACCAGTTGCTCCTGTACAAGGACCACTTCCTCCTCCACCTGAACCACCAGATAATCCTCCAGGTGCTTCACCATTTCCAGCACCTCCTCCACCACCTGCTGATGTTATACTTGAAAAAACTGAATTTGCACCTGTTCCTCCTGCACGAGAAGGACCTGTTCCTCCTGCTCCTCCTGCACCTATTGTTATTGGGTAAGGTTGAACTGAAATTGCTAAACCTGAACAAGGAGTAGCTGCTAATGGACTTGCTGTGTAACCACCACAAGCCTGTTTACCCTCTCTAAAACCTCCACCGCCACCACCACCACCATAATTATTTCCACCACCTCCACCTCCAGCTACAACCATATAAGAAACTTTACTTCCACCTCCTGCAGCATTTCCTACAGCAGATACACAAAGTGCCCCTGATCCTGTAAATGTATGAATTTTAAAATTTCCTGATGTTGTTATTGTTCCACCTGATGCTGTTGTAAACAGTGCTGTTGGAGCTTCTGATTGTAAACCTGAATCTGTTACTAACCAACCTTGTGTTGAATCTATATAAACTAATGTTACTGCAATACCTTCTACATCTAAAGTTGCATTAACTGTTGAACCACCAATTTTTTCTGAACCATTTGTATCTATTGTAACTTTATTTGTATCAAAAGTTCCTGCGTAATCTTTTATTGCAACAACAGCTCCTGCAGTTCCTGCTGGTAAGTTAACTGTTACTACTCCACTAGTTGTATTTACAAAATATCCTTCACCAGCAACTGCTGTGAAAGTTGATGTCTTAACTGTTGTTACCCAAGACGCCGAACCTGTTGCACCAAAGTTTACTGCTGTACCTTGGTTGTTAATTGTTGCACCACTAGGAATTGTAAACGTATCACCACTATCTCCTAATGTGAATGCTGTTCCTGATCGTGGACTAATTTTATTTACTTTTATTTCACTCATAATTTTTACCTATTGAAATTTGTATCTTATTATTACTATACCTGAACCACCATTACCACCACCTGGTCCATTACTACCACCACCACCGCCTGTGTTTGCAGTTCCTGCTGCTCCAGAAGCACCACCACCACCAGGTGTTGCTGTTGGGTTTGGTACATTACCCGGACCTTCTCCGTGTCCATTTCCTCCACTTGCTCTAGTAACTGGTGATCCTGAAATTACTGTAGTTGCACCAGCACCTCCTGCTCCTGCTCTGCCACCTGTTCCTGCTGGACCGGGTTGTCCTGCAGCTGTTGCTCCACCACCTCCTGCTCCAGTTGTATTACCTGAACCTATAAGTGCGCCAGTACCACCTGCATTTCCTTGAGGTGGACTAACTGGGGGAGTATTACCTGTACCTCCAGGACCTGTTTGATAACTACCACCTCCTCCTGAACCTCCATTACCATTAGGAGTAGCGTTTTCTCTTCCACCTCCTCCACCTGCTGATGTTATACTTGAAAAAACTGAATTTGCACCAGCTGCTCCTGAACTACCGCCTGGTCCGGGTGCGCCTGTTCCGCCTGCACCTATTGTTATTGGATATCCTTGTGCTGTTACTGTAATAGGTGTTGATCCATTCAAAGGTGAAACTGCATAGCAACCTGAAACAGGTCCTCTAAATTCTCTAAAACCTCCTGCGCCACCACCGCCCGCACCACCTCCACCTTCTGAACCACCACCTCCAGCTGCTATATTCATATATGAAACTGTATTTTCTGCAGCTACATTTGATACTGCAGACACATTAAAAGTTGCAGGTCCTGTAAATGTATGAATTTTAAAATCTCCTGAAGTTGTTATTGTTCCACCTGTTGCTGTTAAAAATGATCTACCTGTAACATTTGATGTTGAATCCATAGTATTTTTCCAACCCTCTGTTGCATCAACAAAAACAAAAGTTACTGATTGTCCTTCTGTACTTAAAATAGCACTTGCATTTGTACCACCAATTTTTTGTGAACCGTTTGGTGCTATTGTTAAATTATTTGTTTGAAAAGTGTTTGTGTAATCTACAACAGAAACTATATTTCCTGCGCTACCTGCGGGAAGATTCATTGTAAATGCACCACCTGCTGTATTTGCAAAATAACCTTCACCATTTGCAGCTGTGAATGTACTTGTTTTAATTGATCCTGTTTGCCAATCGACAGTTCCTGTTCTACCGAATCCTGTTTGACTTGCACCAGATGCTAAAGCAATTGTATCACCACTAGCGCCAAGAGTAATAGTATTACTATTTTCTTTGATGATGTTAGCACCACATTGATTTTGAATATTGTTTACTTTAATTGTACTTGTCATAATTTATCCTATTGAAATTTGTATCTTATTATTACTAGACCTGAACCACCATTTCCACCTGTTCCTCCGCCACCAACATCTGAAGTTCCTCCACCTCCACCGCCAGTATTAGCAGTTCCACAACTTGAGGCATTTGGACTTGGAGTTCTTCCAGCAGCACCACCTCCAGCACCACCCGCTCCAGCAGGTTGAGGAGAAGCGTTTCCTGATCCACCACCTCCACCACCAGCTCTTGCTGTAGGTGTTCCATTAATACTTGATGTTGCTCCTGCTCCACCAGCACCACCTCCATATGGGTTTCCAGGCGTAGTAACTCCAACAGCAGTTGCGCCACCTCCGCCACCTCCGACTGCACCACCTGGAGCATTTCCACCTGCAAATCCTTGCGCTGGACTAACAGGAGGAGTATTTCCTGCTCCTCCACTATCGCCATTAGCTGCACCACCACCTGAACCACCAGTTTGTCCATTGCCTGATGGATCTCCTCTGCCACCTCTACCACCACCTGCTGATGTTATTGTTGAAAAACTTGAATTAGCACCACTTGTAAAACCTCCAGGACCAGTACCTTTGACACCGCCTGCACCTACTGTAACTGCAATAGGACTTGGTGGTGCCGTTAATGCTCCACCTGGACTAGCTATAGGGGAAGCTGGCCAAGCTGCAGGACTAGGAACTGATTCTCTAAAACCACCAGCTCCTCCACCACCACTTACACCATCTCCACCTCCTGTCGCTGGACCACTTCCTCCTCCAGCAACTACCATATAATCTATTTTATTATTACCTTTAGAATTTCCAGCACAATTAATTGTTAAAGTACCTGGACCTGTAAATGTGTGAACTTTATAATTTGTATCCACAGTTGTTATCGTTCCACCACTAGCTGATACAAATGCAGGTGCTTCAGCTGATTCTCCTGTTGATTCAGCTGTATTTACCCAACCTTCTGTTCCATCTACATAAACTAATGTTATTGATTGACCTTCAGTATTTGCTACAAGGGTATTAGCAACTCCACCAATTTTTTCTGAACCATTGGGTGCTATTGTTAAATTATTTGTTTGAAAAGTTCTTGTATAATCTGCAACTGATACTATTGCTCCAGCAGAACCTGCTGGTAAATTCATAGTGAATGCACTACCTGCTGTATTTGCAAAATAACCTTCTCCATTTGCAGCTGTGAATGTACTTGTTTTAATTGATCCTGTTTGCCAATCGACAGTTCCTGTTCTACCGAAACCTGTTTGACTAGCACCTGAACCTAGAGTTACTGTATCACCAGATTCACCTAGTGTTAAAGTAGTTCCGCATTGTGGTGCAACTGTGTTTACTTCTATTTTAGACAATGACTAATACCCCTGTTACTGTGATTGTTCCAGGTATAGTAATAGGTCCTGCAAGAACACCGTTCTCAACAGTTTGCGTACCTTCAATAGTACCTGCTTGATTCTTTATAAAGTCATCAGGAGAAGTTTGCCCTCCGATGTATTGGATCCCATTTATTATTGCCGTCATAATTCCTCCTAAGAACTAATTGTATCAATATACGAAAGAACCACATCCAAACTACTACTTGCACTTGAAACTGGTGATACAG